ATGAACTTCTATTAATTTATCTCCTATAAATTCACAGTTAATATATCTATAATCACCTTTAAGTGTATCTAAAATTTTAGGATAAGGTACATGTTCTTTAATCTTTTTCCATTTGCTCCACATAAACAATGGACCATCTTCATTGTCTTTAAATCCTTCAGTAGCAAGAACTTGTTCTTTATCTATATAATCTACACTTAAATGCCTTCCTTTAAATTCTTCACACCAAAAATGTCCGGCAGGTAAATAAGTAGTTTCTCTACGAATAAATTCTCGTATAGCATCTCTTCCCATACCAGCAAAATTACTGATAGGTCTTACTATGTACCAATCTGGTTTTGGTACCCAAGAATCTACTGGTCCACAAGAATAACCTAATTTTCTACTTAGAATTAATTTGTCAAATATCCATAAATCATCTAGGTCACACTCGAACCAAGCTACGTCGTCTTCTGTTATCATTAACCTGCAAGTTGTTTAACTATTGATATTGAAGGTGAGCCATCTACGTTAGTAGTATAACTAGCACCAGATAATTCGAAATAACTAAATCTAAATGAAGCCCCAAAGGTTATAAAAGATTCTCCGCCTGAAGTAGATTCAAATTGAATATCTGTTAATGAGGTAGGAATACAATCGACATATTTAACTTGTTTTGTTTGATTATTATGACTAGAAAGTATTGATAATGTTATATCTGACATAATAGGAGGAGTTGTTCCTGCTTGAGATGGTGATACAGAAGTTTGATCTAATGCTCTTCTCATCCAAGAATACATTTCATCATAAGCTTTTAAATTTTCGTCTAAAATGATATTAGCCATCATTTCATTGAAAGTAAGCTTATCACCTACGAAAGGAACACCTGTTATTTTTTTATAAGGAACTTCTACAGCATTCATCATCATTCCAGGATGAGTGAAACTCTGACAAAAGAACTCTAAATTAGGATAATTTTCTCTATCGATAGTTATCCTAAAAGAGGTAGGTTGGAGGTAATTAATATTATTTGTTAAGTTTGCCATAACACTATTTATATCCAGCCCAATCATAATTTGGATCAAAAGAACCATAGATGTCAAAAAACATTTGTTTTCTACTATTTAAGTCATAAGCCTTATAAAACTCTAAGTCTATAATGTATAGTTCTTTTGTTAGATCACATGCAATAAAGTTACCTAAAGTATAATCTAGAAACGTCCATTTGTTTTCTCTTAAAACTAAATCTTTATATATTTGCTTTCCATAATTGTGTATTTCTTCTCGGTATCCTATTTTGATAAGAGTTCCTATTGTGACACCTCTAATAAATTCATGTTCAATAGTGACTATGTCATTTTCTATTTCGTATGAAAAGTCTGGAATTTTAATAAACTGAAAAGTATCTTTATCTTTACTTAATTGGTTAAGACTTTTTTCAATACTCTTAACCACATTATGATCGTTATACTTAATTTTTTTTACTATTCTTAAATATGGCACACCTATACGATTTCTACCAGTTAAAAGATCCGAGTTTGGAAGTGAGAAAGTATCTTTTAACTTAGCTAGTCTAGGCAGTTTTTCTACTGGGATTTTATCTTTCCCAAAGAGCCAAGCCCTTCTAATTTGATTTTTAGACGGTGATTCAACCATAATAATATATATGAATAAAAAAAAGAGGAGGCAAAAGCCTCCTCAGTTTAAAAAATACTATATAGGAAATTATGCTCCGAGTATGTTGTCTACTCTGAAAATCCTGTAGTACTGGTTTGTTTTAGCAGTAGCAAGACCGTCACGACCAGATGCGTTACCTGTGTCTACGAATGGGTTTGAAACCATTCCGTATCTTGTCTTAAAGCCAATTTTTGGTTGAAATGTATCTTCTCCAACTGCACGTACCATTGTTAATGGAACGTATGGGCAGTAGAATAGACCTGCATCATAAGGGCTAGTTCCCTTATATCCAACGTTGCAGTAGTCCTGAGAAGAATATGGGTCAACATAGACTCTTGTTCTACCATTTAAAGTACCAGCAAATGTGTTACCAGTATCGTCAACATTCAATGATGTTGCCATGGCAGGAGCGTAGTCTAACATTCCAGCAGAAGCTAGAGCTGAAGCTACGTCAGAAGAACAGATGATAAAGTTACCTTTACCACGTCTGGTTTCTTTTGCGATTACGTTAGCTTCTCTTTCGATTTGAAGAATCAAACCTTTGAACTTCTCTACTGACCAACGACCATCAGCATCTGTCTGTACGTTAAAGACACCGTTGATTGCTGTGTTAGTTTGAAGTGCACCGAGCTTAGCTTGAGAGTTGATTGTTCTAACAACTTCACGGTTAATTTCTGCCATGATTTCTGTTGAAAGAATGTTTGCCAACTCAGTTTCAGCGTCAAGACCGTGAATTGCTTTCAAATCTTGTGCTAATTCTAAGCTGTACTCAGCTTTAAGAGCTCTTGTCTTTGCAGTAACTGTGGCTTTTTCAATGCTGAAACCCATGCCTGCGAAATGGTCTTGAGTTCCGTCACCGATTGCTTCACCTTCAGCTGTAGTGTAAAGATCTAGGTTGTTTAATGAGTTACCAAGTGAGTCACTAATAGTGCTATCTCCGTCACCGTCAGATGCAGAACCTAAGCCTGATCCGTCAGCATTCATAGCAGTAGTAGATGAGTCGCCTGAAAAGTTAATGTTTGCTTCGCTAAATAGTGCTTCACCACCGTCAAGAGATCCAGACTTTGATTTCTTGTATAGTGATTTCATAGCAAATATTAGACCTGTTGGACCTGACATTGGCTGAACACCGCAGATGTCATATGCCATAAGATTTGGCATTGCTCGTCTAACAAGAGCGATAAGAACTGGATTCCAGTTCGCTACACTAGCAGAACTAGTGGCAGGGGCTGCTTCGTTAATCATTCCTTCTTCACGTAATGCGATTTCCTGATTTTCGAGAACAGCAGCTGTGACTGCTTTACGATGGTTGTCTGTGATACTTCCAGCTGACTCTTCGTTGAGTACTGGAGCCCACTTTTCCATCAGCTTGTCATATGCTTGCAATTGTTGCATAATGGTTACTCCCGATTAATTGGTTTTCTTAAGGGCATTAATGTACTGAGCCATTGTGCCTGTAGCATCTGCCGCTGGGGCTTCATCTACAACTTCAGCTTCAAGTGGTTCAGTTTTTGGTGCAGCCGCTTTTTTGAAGTATGATTCTTTGACTGTAGCTACTTTCTTAGCGAAAGATTCTTCGTCTTCGAAGTCCATATCTTCGACAAGTGACTTAAGTTTTTCGACTTCAGTATCAGCCAAACCTTTAGAGGATTCTGAAATAACTCTTTCTCTCTTTAGATTGTCTAATTCTTCGGTCATGCTTATAACCTTATCAGTTGATTCATTGAGCTTGCCCTCTAACTCATCAACGGATTCAGCGAGTTCGTCAACTAGGTCTACTTTGTCCTCAGGAACTGTTATATAAGACTCTTCGAATAGACCTTTAAGGTTATTCATGAAGTTCTCTGCAATTTCAGTTCTGAGACCATTTTGAATGGCAACTTTGTTGTCTTCCATCCAACCTTCTACTACGTAGTTTAGGTAACTGTCTACTTTGTCAACCAAGCCAGCCTTAGTCTCTTCGATTTCTTCGGCTAACTCTTCGTTATATTTTGATTCTAGGCGATTAATTTCCTCTGAAAGCTTTGATTTGATCGCAGCTTCAAAGATTACACTAGCTTTTTCTTTAAACTCCTCTGAAAGAGTAGCTTCACCTTCAACCAGTGCATTAAGATCTCCAGAAAAGTCATATTGAACATTAGCGAGTTCATCTGTCTTTTCTTCTGCCTCAGCGATTTGCTCGCCGGGTAAAGATGAAGGAAGTGTATCATCAGATAGTCCTGCTAATACTCCTGTCAACTTTTCCTTATTCATATTCTGCATAATTGCGACAGCAGAAGCCATCATAGCAGATTTTGTTTTAGGCATTGGATCTTGCTTCGTATTATCACCCTTACGCTTTGGTGCAGCTTTTATACCGTCATCCGCTTTATCAGCGGCGGCAACACTAGCAGCCTCAGCATCTTTAGGATCGTGAGCTTCCACGACTTCGTCAGCGACATCATCATGGAGTTCAACTTCTTGATTTTCATCAGTCATTATGACTCCTTATATTTTAGATTTTACTAACGAGAGGAAATTCTTAAACTCACGAATCTGAACGTTATGTAGATCAGCACGTGGAGCCTTCTTAATTTCTGTCTCCATTTCTTCAATAGCTCGAGCCTCGATAATACCGTTATTCCATACCCATTCAACACCTTCCATAACTCCATTAACAAAAGCGCTAGGTGCGGATGGATCTTGTACAATATCTATTGCATTAAGAATAAAGTCGTCTTTGACGTACATTGCGTTATTACGATTTTCTAAGCTTCCCATACCACGAGTCGAAACACCCAGTTGGACTCCGCCTTCAAGTAATCCTTTAACTATATTACCCATTGGAGTATCCAAAACTGTGGCCTTTCCCACAACATCGTTTCCCTTCCAATTAAGAGATTCGATCTTATGCGAAACCTTATCTAAATTTACCGTCGGCCCTTCAGGATGATTCAGTTCACCCACGGCACGACCTTTAGAAACCTGTGATTTGTCGTAATTATTTACAGCTTTTTCCATTACTGCTTTTTCATAAATACGACCATTTCTATTTTTACTTTCTGCTTGTGCAAATACACCTTCTATAGCATAGTTCTTTTTTCCATTTTTTCCCTCAGTAATAGAAACTCCTATGTCCTGAGTGTATTCTGCAATTAATTTCATTTCATTCCCTTATATTGTTTAACAAATTCTTTACCGGCTTTTTCTGCTTCTTTTTGAGTTTTATAACCGTCTAATCTATCACCATCTATATAAGTTACAAATAAGTTAGGCTTTTCTTTATATACCATTACCTGAATTTTACCAAATTTATTATTAGAAACAAGGTCTCCCTTTGGTTTTCTTCCAGCTAATTCTCTTATTTGCAAAAAAGTTTTCATTTTTTCCTGTTATCTTTTATTTATAATATTTAAGATTTTCACCTGGCTAATTCAATTAAGTCAATTAAACCATCTAAATTTTCTAAAGTACTATTAACTTCCGTTCTCGT